TACAAACCCACCTCTCTTTAAACCTTGACTATCTTTGACTATACTATCATTTAACACTCTATAAGTCAAATTTTTAGGGCTAAGCCCTTGGAAATACTGACTTTCTTCAAAAACAATTAGGCATTAAATCGCCTTAGTTTTTCTTGAAAGTTCCTAAAAAAGTGCACAAAAAAGAGCCCTAAAATGGGCGTAATATTGACGAGTTCAGCAGGCAAGAAACTAGCACGGTCAAACGTGCTTTTTTTATTACCTGCTAATATTATAGCATATCCTCTCAAACTTATATATAACCCGAATCCCGCAAAAGAAAAAGATAAAAGCATAGAGGATAGGGCGAAAGCCTCTCGCACTTTTATTTTATCAAATAGCAATATGAGAATCAAGGATAAAAAGCCCTCAGAAATAAATCTAAGGACTTAAATAACAATGTGTTGGTTCGCTCACTTAATTAGTATACTTAATACTATTCAATTATAGTTTACTTTGAAATGTTCTTAATCCTTTCTGTAAATTTTTGAATCGCATTCAGTTCTGCAGGTCTTAAATGAGGGTACGCCTTAGTCCTCCCCCCATTTCGTTTAATATGTCCAAATTCAAGTAAATGAGTAAGAGATCCGTATTTAAAACTATATACGACCCAAACTCCATTTCTCACTCTTTTCTTACGCCATCCTTTTGAATATTTACCTGTTCTTTTAGGGCTAGTTTCCTTTAATTCTTTAACTGTTTCTTTAGCGACTTGCTCCGCAATTTTATCAACTTCTTCATTAACCTTTTCGCAATATTCTGCTAAAATATTTGCTAATTGTGCTGCTAAATCCATTTTCTAAAAACTCCTTCTATTTTTTTAAATATCAACTTTTTACCCCCTTTTTGGTTGACAGCTTCCGACTTGGAAAAAGTTACCGCTCCCGGTACCTAAAATCAACGAAAATGCTTTACAAAGTGGGGGGGAGTGTCAATATCCTTTCAATTCCAAAAATCTTTTAGCGATTACCTTTCTACGGCTATTTATATAACGAGTAGTTTTATTTAGTTTCTCTGCCACGTCTTCCCAAGTCGCACCAGCTTCTAAATATCTCATTTTAAAAATGACTAGATCACTTTCAATTAAGTTTTCCATCAAGGTATCTACAACTAGTTTGAAGCCTTCTAAATATCTTAGCGTTTGGTCTTCTTCAATTCTAATGATGGTTGCTTCAGTAGGACTATATACTGTCTTGCCTTTCCCACCAGTACAATCTTCAGCGCTATGTTTCTTATTATGTATTAGTTCCTGTCTTCTCAAATAAATTTTATTAGCAAGTGTTCTATATCGTCCTAACTCAATATCTATCCCGTCCAGGTCTCTGTTACTCAACTCGTACATAGGCAAGTACCTCCACTTAAATTTAAAAATTTTTTTATCTTTCAATTTGTCAAATTGTAAATTCTGTCAAACTGACAAAAAGCGCTAAAAGTCTTCCAACACTCCACTTACCAGGTATCATTGTTTTAAGTTTGACAACTCTTCAATATGACAAGTTCAAGGGAAATTTCTTTAATTTATCCCCTCAGTTTCTCATATCTTACATTCTGTGAAACTCACTCCATTCTGTAACTTACTGATATACATGGCTTCCAAGCCTATACTCTGTTTTAGTTTATGCTTTCTTCATTTTGTGAAACTAATTTACTGAAATTAAAAACAAGGCCATTTTTGATATAGCTATCAATTTCTTGATATTCAAATCAGCCTTGTTTCTGATGAATTACTCTTTACCTAGATATTCTTTAATTTCACGATATTCCTTAGAAAATTTCATATGCCCGCTGATATCAGGATTTAAGAACGGAAGGATACTTGTTGGATTTACTTCTGTCCGATATACTGCAAGAGAATGCTCCTGAGTTATTTCTCCAACTACTCCTTTATGTATTTCTTCTACATCTTTCTTTAGTGATTGAATTTCATCGTAGGCATCTAAAATTATTCTAAGTTTCTTCTGGTAACGTTTATAGATTTTCTTTTCTTCAGCTCTTCGTTTAGTCTCTTTAAAGATATATTCAAATATCGCTGCCTTTGCCTCCCAGAAATTAGTATCATACTCTTTCTCTAAAAGATCGATTGATTCACTCATTTTAGCAATTTGTTCTAAGGAAGTAGCATTATCCTCAAGAAAAGAATCAATATTATCAAATGAAATCTTCTTCTCTCCAGTAATTGTTTTTCTTTTTTCTTCCAACTTTGTTCTTGCTTTTGCAATCTTATCTTTTTTATCATCAAGATTTTCTAATGTTGATAATACTTCTCTAATATCCATCCCCTATCTCCTAATTCCATTTTATAAAGAAAGCGCAATCCGTTTCAATTTTCTTCACAACGAAACGAGTATAAAGCATTAAACTCATTCCATAAATAACGGATTCACTTACCCAACGTAAGCTATTTTTATTTCTTTCAAATAAAGTAGCGAAATTGTACAAATCCCCAACGAAAGCAACTTTATCGCCTTTTACTCCTAGTACTTCATCAGATACAACAATAACATCATCAACGTATAAGTTTTCTGAGTATTGTTCCTTCTTGTTAATTTTTAAAATATAATTTCCATCGCTAGATTTCTCTTTATCTAAAAACTTAAATAGTGACTGACTTAATACAAGAGTATTATGACGTTCGGGATTCAAATCGTTTATTGTATCTTTCAATTCGTCAAAATTAGAAACATTTTTTTCAGGTGCTTCTTTTAGAATTTTTCCAATTTCAATATTACGAGTTTTACGACAAAGACGGGTAATTTTGTTACTTAAGAAGTCTGATATATTATATTCTCCATCATCAACTTGTTCAGACGATAAGGCAATACGGCCTGAAAATGTCTTGTGTTCAAACTTGGTTCTAATCTGTTTTTTTCTAAGTTCTACACTTTTACTATCTCTAAACTCTTCTGATTCAAGTTCTGATAGATGTTCATCGTCAAAACCTACAGTTTCATATGTTCCACCAGTACCCGTATACTCAATCACATTAACAAGATCCACTAATTCTTTTCCTTCTTCTGGAACGTCATAGATACTTGTTATATCTTGTGATAATATTAAACCTGTTTTTGATTTTTCATCATCACTACTCATTCCTCTACTTCTTACATACTTTTCTACCAAACTAAATTTTTTAGCCATTTTTTACTCCTTTATCTCTTTATTGCTCCTCGTTGTTTATAATTTTTTCTAAAGTTCTTAGCTCTTAGCTTTTCTTTTAGAACTCTACGAGCTTTTAAAATCATTTTTTCTAACTGTTGATTTTGTATTTTCGTCAGCATATTTTTCTAGTATTTCTTGTTTCCGTTGTTCTAAGCGATCATCTTCTTTTTTACACTGAGAAAATATTTTCTGTCTTTTATCTGGATCCATAGAAAACTTATTGGCTACTATATACCCTAAAGAAGTATCTCTTGCCATAATACTCACCCCCTTTCTATGCAAACAAAAAGGGCATACCACTAGCATCATATGCTTACGGTATGCCCCTGAGTTGTTCTCAATAGACTTATTTTTTAGTTTCTTTTTTTATTAGATGAGTAAATTTCCCATCTGAGTAGACTAAAGTTATCTCTCCAAATCTTGGAACTTTTTCTATCTCTATTATACCACATTTCTCGTAGACAATAAAGCCTTTTTCTGTTGAAAATTTCATTTCATCCATATCTATTAACCTTTCTCTCCCCTCACTGTGTTAATCGTATATCGCTTATCTTTTATTGTGAAAGCCTTAAAAGTGTTCCCCTCTAAACCTTTCAAAATTCTACTTGAGTTTCTAGCATTGTAGACCGTTCGCAATTCACTGCTATCTAGGTTCGTGTTGAAAATCGTAGTCTCTCGATTATTGATAATATCAAACAAGAAATCCTGTTCCCAGTCACTCTTAGGAGTGATTGTTCCATTTTTTGCCCCAAGGTCATCTATGATTAGAAAATCAACGTCAACCAGCTTTTTAACTGCCTCATACTCTGTTAAGTTTGCATTTCTTCCATAAGCCCAACCTTCTTTTATCTGCTTGATAATCTCGGTTAAGCTGACAAACAATACACTCTTAGGCTCGTTCTTCTCTCTGAAACTCTCATTGATTTCTTTGGCCAGGGCAAGCGATAAATGACTTTTTCCTATTCCTGTGCTACCGCTAATTAAAGTATTTCCCGTCATACCTGCAAGGTACTTCTGGGCTTGCCCTTTTACAAACTCTAACATCTGACCTTCCTCTGTAGTCTTAACAAAGAAATTATCAAATGTCGCTCCCTTTAACTCTTTGGGAATTGTACTATCACGCATTAATACATCATAAGTTTTAAAATATTTTTGTCTATCATCAAATCTCTGTAATAGGTCTTTCTCTTTTTGTTTAATATCCCCCTTCACACACTCCGGGCAAAATGGTTGTATTTTTCTTTCTGAACTCCCTACTACAGGTATAGAAATTTCCCAGTAATTTACCTGATGAATATCACAAACTTTATCTGATATTTTTCTGTTATTAAATTCTTTAAATTGTTCCTTCATCCTTGCAACTCCTAAAATGGTAGATCTGGAAAATTGTCTTCGGACTTCCCTTTTATGGTTTTAGGCTTTTGATTCAAATAACCGTCAAACTTAGTTCCGAAAAGTGTTTCAGGTCTCAGATATTTAGAAAATTCAGGACTATCCTTCCATTCTGCCGTTTTAATATCTATCACCTGTTTAAAATCTTCCAGTGTATAACCTTCCTTGAATCGTGCTAGTAAAAGCCTTTTTGTCTTATCAACAAACTTATACCGCTTATTAGCTACTTGATTCAGATAAGCAATAGGAATCCAAAGTTCTTTATGTTTTGTTTTCTCTAAATCTTTTATAGCTGTTTCTTCAAGCCAAGTAGGAAAAGTGTAGTCGGGATTTCTCGACAATATATTATCTAAATATAAATTATTACTCTTACTATTAACTCTATTCTCTTTCTCTATCTCTGTTGGACATGAGTTGGAAAAAGTCTCTTTACTTTGAACATTCTCCAATTTTGGTATATCTTGACTATTTTTTCTTTGGTCTCGCTTATATTTCGCCCAGTTTGTTTCACTCTCAACCATGGCTTTTGCTTGCGATAATGTAGCATGGCCATCATCGTCTATCTGAATCAGTCCACATTTTGTAAAATATGCAACTGTCATATTTATATCATCTTCAGAAACATCTAGTTTTAAAGCTAATTCCTGTACCAAGCTATCAAAATATCCTTCATAGTACAAAATACAATCATCTTCTAAACTTTCCAACATAAGACGGATATAAATCACTGTCATAGTGTAGCCACCAGGCATATTTTTAAGTCGCTTAATAAAAAGATTATCAAAAAACTTCTTGTCAACTTTTAACCAAAAATATATTTTAGTCTTTGCCATCATCTACCCCCAGGAACTTCAAAATATCCGTAACTTTGTAATAGACTTTTCTAGTATCTTCTAGTGGTGGTTGGTAACGTCTTAGTCCTGCACCTTCCCATTTTTGCAAGGTTTTGTATTTTATATCTAACTCGTCCATGGCTTCCTGTGCTGACATTAAACCAGTTAGTCGTGGTTTAGGTTGTTCTCGAACTGCTAGATAGTTTTCTATAACCGTGCTTATCCTATTAGTTAAATCATGTTCGCTTTCTTTACTCAAACTAAACATATCCTTCCACCCCTTTCAGTGTAAAATTCATTCTATTCCTCATTTTCTAGGCTGGTTTATGAAATATCATTTGCCCTTTTATTGCCCTATGTAAAATATCTTCCTGATCCTTTATGATCATCTCAATAGTTTTAAGAACCTTATATCTTATCTCTTTATCCGAAAGTTGATTATCTAATATTCCTAAAATTGTTGATAGATTTTTTATATTACCTATATACAAATTTATAAAAGTCTCTTTAGTTAAGCTGGGCTTATCTAGCTTCTCTTTAAAATCAGTATATAAATTTACTTCACAAGTCATTTAATCGCTCCTTGTTTATTGATACCTGCAAGCTGAATATATCGCCCATAATCAGGGTTTAAATCCTCGCTAGGTGTTTCTATTGTCTGTGTACTTTCTCGCTCAATTTGGGCGCTTTTTTGACGGTCTCGGTGGTTTAGATACATGAGAAAGCCAACCAATATCACGGTAAAAATAAGCGCCTGCGTATTGCTTAAATCTAGTTCATTCATGCTATGCCCTCGCTTTGTAATTCTTGATATAATTTACTTGATAGCTTCGCTCCATCTTCAGAAAGTCGTACACCTCTTCTGGAGTTACTTTATCATCTAAAAAGTCAATGATGAACTGAAAGAGGTTCTGATTTCTATCCTTGATTTTAGTCATTAGCTTATCAAATTCCGTTTGGGTCATGTTGTCTAGGTCTATAGTCATTTTAAAAGCCCTCTTTTTTGCAAATCAGAAACTACTAAACTTCGTAAATACGTCCAAGTTGAAGCAGTTACATGAGTAATATCATTACTTAACTTGTTTTCGCTTATTACTTGATTTAAGTAATTGAATAGCAACCAGTCAGGTTTTTTATTGTACATTTCTGCACACTCATCGTCATATTTTTTTAATTCTCCCAGTAAGTTCTCAACATTCTTATTATAAAATTCTTCATGACTCGCTTCCTGCATCTTGTACGCCTCAGATAATTTATAAAAACTTAGCCATAAATCAGTAATTACTGAATTACAATCTTCAACAATTTCCATTGCGCCAATATGATTCTTAGAATTATGCCACTCTGATAAAATATCTAGCTTTTCCTCTACAAGTTCCAACTCTTTTTCAAATTCTTTAAAATAATCATTCATGTTTTTACCTTTTTCTTTTGGTTCGCCTGTTTCCTATACGTAATTAGCACCACTCCAAACGCTGGGCGATTGCCCCTAGTTGGCGGACGCATGTAGTGATGTTTCGTGGGTAATCACCCACATTTTCGCTAAACAAGTGCTTAGAGTCGCCGTGTCAGCACTCGTTTTTTCAAAACCTTTTCTAATTGCTTGCCTGCTCTTCGGTTTTTCTTTAGGTATTTGATAGAATATATATTTTTTGATATAATCAAAGCATAGAAAAAATTTCTATACTCTGAATTGTGTCGCTTGCTCGTCTCGTCTAAAATTTGAGCAAGTGATTTTTTTATTTTCTTTTTGCATGATTACTACCTGACTGTGCTTTATAAATCAAGTCTTTACTTTCGATAAGATCCAGAATCCAGCTAAATCCCTGCTCCACCGTTTCAAGAAATGCGCCCAAGTCTTCACTATCCAAAGACTCGTAGTTCATACAAAGATACTCGGCTAGTTGTCTGTCTTTCTCAACTAGCTTTTTAAAATCCTTGGAATACTTGGGAATTTCTAACCCTTTGGCATTTGTAACTGTCTTAAATTCATTTTCCATTTTCTATACTCCTATACTTTAAAAATTAGTTCTTTAATTTCTGAATACCCCCTATTCAAGTTAATCATCGCTATTGCCATATCTTCCAAACGTTGGTAGTTTGTCAGTTCATCACTTGTTAAACTGTCAATACCGTTTCCACTTTCTCGCTCCTTCATGAGTTGCGCTTTATTCTTCCCTGTCACTCCCTTTAGTAGTAAGTTTGTCAGGGTGCTATAGGCATGCTTGGGCGCTTTCTCCCATGTTTGAATAGCTTCAGTTAAGCTTTTACGCTTTGGCTTTTCCAGTTCTCTTTGAAGGTGGCGTTTAGAAAGTTCGTCACGCATTTCAAAGAATGCTTTGACTAGGTTCTTCTTAAACTCTTTTACGGGTTCTGTATTTCGTAAGTAAGTGATCATCAAGGTTGCTTGTTGCTCGTTCAAAATATAATCCCGTACATTTTGCCCACTCTCTGAAGGTGAAATTTTAAATTGCACCTTCCCGAAGCTTTCAAAGTCCTCTCGGTGCTTATTCAGCAAAATCTTCAAATGTCTGTGCTTAATTTCAGCGCATTCTGCAACGATACTGCTCAGTGTATACGGCTCTTTCTTGCCGTCCATATAAACCAATTCCATTGGTTCGCTCCTTTCTTATTTTTGTCAATGCTTGCCACCTAAAACAGTACCAAAGTAAATCATTGAGGTAGGGAAAATTTAGGAGAGAATAAACCCCTACAAACCCTTGATACTGCCATAGGTAGCAAGCAGAATATTTCTAGATTCTGTCTTAGGCTCCTTTCTAGTAATCTTTAGCAAGCCATTCCATTACGCTAGCATAAATTCTTTTAGGAGCTTTATAATCACCTTTCAGAATTTTAGGAACTGTTTTAGGTGAAACTCCAATTTCAAAAGCTAACTCATAATTTTTTAATTGTAAATCGGCTTTTTTTCTTCGTAACGCTTTCGCTTGCGATTGTGTAATAATCATTTTTTTCTCTCTCTTTTCTATGTTTTATTCTTATTTTGAGAACAATTTAAGTATATACTCTTTTTTTGAGAGTGTCAAGTGGTTTTATTCTTTTTTTGAGAATTTTTATAGAAAAAAATTCTTTGCTATGATATAATCAACTTAAAACAATTAAAGTAGGTTATACGCTGTGGAAATAAAGCTCAAAGAATTTAGAGAAAAAGAAAATTTATCTTTGAATAAACTTAGAAGAATTTTAAAAGAAAAATACAATATTACCGTTTCTGATAGTCAATTAATGTATTATGAAAATGGAACTCGAAAACCAAGAAACAATAAAGTATGGGAGAGTTTAGCAGATTACTTTGGGGTTAGTGTTGCAACTCTTTTAGGCCATGATGAAATATCTCCTGAAGAGATGACTACTAAATTACAAGATTTTTTCGAAAATCTTGATATGAATGAATTAAATAACATTAAACCAAATTATGATTTGCTAAAAAAGGTTCAATCAGCATATGAAAACGTTGAAGAACATATAAACAATCCAAAAAAATACGAGAATTTTGGCAAAGGTTTAGCTGATTTTAATCAAAGCTACATGCTAACTATCGAAAAGTTAATAGTTAATGATATAGAAATGGGGACGAATTTTGCAGATATTTTAATCAACTATATTTCTTTAAATGACTATGATAAAAAAATAGCTTTTGATTTAGTTCAAAAACTATCTGATAGAGACGACGAAAAGGAGTAACACCCATGGGATTTTTTGACACTGTAAAACAAGAAGGTAGTTTTTCTACTGCATCTGGAGCAAATGGACTACACTACGTTGTCCTTCAGGTAACTTTGAAAGAAAAGTTTTTCGGCACTGGATCAGGAAACCTTACAGAATTAGAAGATGTTATCAATAAACAAGCTTCAAAAGGTTATCGCCTGCATACTATTACTACTGCAAATGGTGGAAGCAAAGGACTAGGCGGTGGTGACCGTATCCAAGCCACAATGGTTTTTGAGAAAATTCTATAAAAATCCCCCATATTTTATTAGAAAACATCGACATATAGGAGGCTACTTATGAAAAAATTACTAAGCACATCAGCTATTTTACTTTCTGCTACCGTCCTAGTAGCTTGCTCTAACAATCAATCAACTACCAAAGATAGCTAGGAGCAACCAAAAACAGAGCAAAAGAATACTACTTCAACAAACACAAAAACCAAAGTAGATAACAGTAAATACGATGATCTAATTTCTGAAATCAAATCAAAATTAGATCCTGAATCAACTGGCGCAATAAGCGTAAAAATTCAAAATAACGTAATCGATTCAGATTCATCCGAACCGCATGATACAATCATGATTTTGCTAACTGGAACGGCTAAAGATAGCGCAAAAGAGACTATGGACGCAATCAATTCAAATTCTGCTACAACTAATCAGCAAAATGCAATTACCGTATTTCGTATGTCTATATCTGAGTTTGCTAAAAAATTACCAGACGACAATACTACTCTTTCCCTTGGATATGAAAAATCCGCTGATCAATACGACTTAATCGCAAAATCTTCAAAACAAAAAGATTTTATCCCTGTTGGAGAAATCATCGTAAATTAAAAAACTCCCCCATATTCGCCAATAGCAACCACCGTTTCATGGTCTATTGTGCAAAAACAGGGGAAATTGAAGAATAGAAAGCCAATTTTACAGACTAAAGCGCAAAAAACGACAAATTTGACAAATAGAAAGGAGAATCATGGACTACGCTCAAGACTATCTGGACTAGCTGACCTCTTCAAAGAATCACTGGACTACGAAACAACACGGAAGGGACAGTTTTAGGACGAAAAAAAGCCAGCACACGGCTGACTTTGAGAAAGGAACAGGAATAGTCCACAAAATCCATCTAGGCTCCTAAAAACACTACTATTATACCATTAGGGAGTTAAAAACGCGACTGATTTAGAATGATTTTATCAAAAAATATAATAGAATCTATCTTAAATTTAACAAAAATACTTGACAAGATAAAAAAAAGCCCTTATAATTAACGTAATCGATGAATAGATGCGCTTAGCATCACACCAAAAGGGCTTCACTTTGTGAGGCCCTTTTGCGTTGTAGAAAGAGGAATTAATGAAACCTTTTGCAGATGAAACAAAACAAATAGATATCTTAAAATCTAGAAATCTACTTTTTCTAGATGAAGACAAAGCAAAAAGAGTATTGATGAACTACGGTTACTACGAAGTAGTAAATGGATACAAAATGTTCTTGTTAGAAGACAGTGGTACGAGAGAACAGTATAAGCCAGGTGCTACTTTTGAACACTTGACTGCTCTATATGAACTCGATAAAAGTATTCGAAATGGTGTTATTCAAGCTTCACTAGAGATAGAATTATCACTCAGAACCGCCATAGCTTATACACTTGCTGAGGACTTCGGTGTAGAACAACGTCAGTATTTATATTATAAAAATTTTCGACAAGGAGATACTATTTGGAGCGACAGCCAACCAACTAATGAACGAGCTATACTTCTTAACAAGTTATTTCATCTTGAGAACAGAAATATAGAGCCTTTAAATCATTATAGAACTAACCATGGCCATATTCCTCCTTGGATTTTATTAAAGGAAAGCACCTTCGGAAACCTAAAATATATCTTCAAACTCCTGAAAGGCCCTCAAAAGGATAAAGTTATTTCAATTTGCTACGGCATTGATATTTCAGATGTAACAGACAATTTGAGATCCCTTTTTAAAGATACTCTTTATGTTGTAAATAGTTTTAGAAATAGAGCTGCTCATAGCGGAAGAATATTTAATTTTAAGTCAACTATCTATAAGATACGCTATAACAAAACATTTCACAATAAAGTAGAGATAACACCTGCTCAGTATCGTATAGGTTTGGGGCAAAGTGACCTTTATACATTATCAAAAATATTAGATTATTTCGACAATAAAATGGCTAAAATAAATCTAGATGTTTATATCTCATATTCTATAAAAAAACATTGTAAGAATTATGTAGAAGATTTAGAATTATTAGCCAATGAAATGAACTATCCTTTAGATGAATTAAAGCAAGAACTAAAGGAATAACAAGACATATCAATGTGTTTCAAACTTTTTTAGAAACACTTATAAAAATTTCTAAAAAGTGATATCATATTTTCCAATCGTAAAAGAAACCCTATGGGTTACACTGCTCTATACCTGTATCTCTATATAGGTCAGGGTTACAACAAGAAAATAAGTGTATCAGCTTTTTAGTTGGTACACTTTTTTCTATCTTTTCAAACCTCATATAAGCCCCATATTCACCTTGTTTTCTATTCTGGTACAATTTACCGTCTGACTGCTTAAAATCGAAAACAAGAGGTTTCTCGTAGCCCCTCGCATGGTATAAACTCAAAACCTTTTCTAATTGCTTGCCTGCTGATGGAAAAAGGAGTTAAAACCATGAAAATTACACAACACACGAAAAAAGACGGATCAGCAGTCTACCGCTCTAGTATCTATCTTGGCATTGATTCTGTGACTGGTAAGAAGCTCAAGACTACCATATCAGCACGAACAAAGAAAGAACTCAGAAACAAGGCCACCCAGGCTAAGGTAGAATTTGAGAAAAACGGCTCGACACGGAAACAACGCTCACATATAACAACCTATAGCGAACTTGTGGACTTGTTTTGGCAAACCTACCAGCATACCATAAAGACTAATACGCAGATAAAGATAAAAGGTTGCTTAAATAATTACCTCTTGCCCTCATTTGGTACTTACAAACTAGATAAACTTACACCTGTCATTATCCAAACTCAGGTAAATAAATGGGCGGATGAGTATAATCAGGACGGAACGGGATATAAAGAATACAATCATCTTCATGCCTTAAATAAACGTATTCTACAGTATGGGGTTTCCATCCAAGCATTAGACAATAACCCTGCTCGTGATATTGTCATTCCTAGAAAGATAACAAGAGATAAACAAGAAATTAAATACTTTCAAGATCAGGAACTTAAAAACTTCCTCTCCTATCTCGATAACTTGGAGAATACCTTTATCAATTTCTATGATACTGTGCTTTATAAAACGCTTCTAGCTACTGGACTTCGTATCCGTGAATGTCTGGCCCTGGAGTGGTCTGATATTGACCTGCAGAACGGAACGATCGATATTAACAAAACACTCAATATTTTAAACCAGGTAAACAGTCCTAAGACAAAATCAAGCTATAGAGTTCTAGATATCGATCATAAAACAGTACTCATGCTTCGTCTCTACCGAGCAAGACAAGCAGAAAACGGTAGAAACATTGGCTTAACCTATGAGAAAGTATTCTCTGATAGCTTTGACAACTATGTCAATACTCGAAAGGTTGATTATCGCCTACATAAGCACTTAAAAAGTGCTAACTGTACTGATTTAGGCTTTCATGCTTTTCGCCACACTCACGCTAGTATCTTGCTTAATGCTGGCTTGCCATACAAGGAAATACAGACACGGCTTGGCCATGCAAAAATATCTGTAACTATGGACACTTACAGCCATTTATCAAAAGAGAACCAAAAAAGAGCAGTCTCATTCTTTGAAACTGCCCTCGAAAAAATAAAAAGTTCCTAA